TTGCGGTAAATTTCCAAATATACCATCAGCAAACTTTAAACTAATTGAATCATCAGCACCACTTAAAACTGTGTAAATATTTCTTATGTTTTTTTCTGTTGAGTTGTATATCACGTTGTTACCAGTGACTGAATCAACTTTAGTCCACAATGTATCTTCTAATCCAGTGTCAGTATCAAGTGTGTATAACCAAACATCAGTATTATTGATATTGCTAGATTCTATTGCTACTGATTGATTGTTTGAAGGAACATCTATGTTAAAATCACCATTATCAAGAACTCCTTGTCTAAAGTGTGCGAAAAATCCTGTGTTGTTACTACTAGCACCTTTGCCATCATCTCTATACAACATACTAAATTTTCTGCCTGTTAAAGGCGCTTCTTCAACAATAGCACCATCGTCAAAAGATGTTGAAACAATTTCAAAAGGTAAATTTTGTCCGTTTACAGTTTTGTCAAACGCATAAACTGGAACATCTAAACTGTTAGCATTAATTCTGTATTGATTAGTTGGAATAGCATCTATGTTTTCAGATTTGACTGGATTGCCAAACTTTTCATTTTCAGCCAATGAAGCATTTAAAATTTTAATAAACTGTTCGTACCAATTAGTGTTACCTGAATCATTCCAAGTTACTGTTTGACCACTTAGGTTTAAGTTATTACTGTCTACAATATTTTCAGTTGTACTGATTCCTACTATTTTTAACAAACCATTTGCGGCTTGATTACGTGTTGGATTGTAACTGATCAGTCTTGCTAAACGCAAAATTGATTCTCTTCTATCTGCTGTTTCTAAAAAATTCTCTCTAGCATTTAAATCTGTTCTGAATGCCAGATTTTGACCTAGGTAAGCAACCAAATCTATCAATGCTAGGTACTCTGAAGATTCAATATAATCATTGAAATCCTCTGGATAATTTTGTCTAATGTATTGAATCATTGTTCTACGGATTGTATCAAAGTCGTAACTTTTAAATTCCGCATTTTTATAAGACTGGTATACTCTTTTCCAGTCTTCTGCCAACAATAATCTGTTTTGTCTATCTGTGGATGACATTGGTTTCCTTTGTTATAACATTATTTATTTGTTTGTATAAAGTGGGCATTTAATTCAGTAATCCATTATTTTCGTCAAACGTCAGTCTAAGTTTCTCTGACACATTATATTTGACATAAGTTAGTTCAACTTCTATTTGTAAGCCTGATTCAAATGGTGTTACAATCACTGAATCCGCTTTAATTCTTGGATCTGTCTCAATAATCTTAAGAATATCTTCTTTTATTGCTTCTTCTAAATCAGGTGTTAATGGATCATGTATCACGTCCCAAATTATTGTGCCAAATTCTGGATTTTCTAATTTTTCTCCTTGTGAAATATGGAAATGATTCAATAAATCTTGTTTGATCAATCCAATGTCATTTAGAGAAAAAGTTGTGTTGTCTGGGTTGACAGTGCTGATTCCTCTGTACATTCTTTGAGTAGCAGGAGTTTGTGCTGTTTGAGCCGATTTAACTGTAACTTCTTTATATAATTTTTTCTGTGCCATAATGATATTTAACCAGCAAATACTTTGCCACTACCAGTAGCGGTGTGACCACAAGTTGCCGCATCTCCTTCCCTACATATGAATATTGCGTTTGCTTTTACTTTAGCACTAGACCCGTCCATTACAGCATCACAGTGTGGTGGTATTGGACAAGGTGCGTGAGGTTCAACTGCCGCTCCTTTTACAACAATAGGAACTCCTTCGACAATAACTTTTGGTGCTAGATTACCAACTATTGTACCTACTGCTGTGTCTACTGTTACTCTACTAACTCCTGGCATTACGTTCTCGCATTTTTAAAAGTGTCTGGAATATTGATTGGTTCTGCTACAACAATATCTGCCTGTTCACTTCTATCTGTTTTAATTAAAGCCACTGCCATTGGATCAAAATTTTCATGATGACTCCAAGGTTCATGTTGTGGCACACGTTTCATGATGGTTGGATTTGCTTCGCCTGGAAGGCTCCAAGCCGCCAAAGGCGCCACCGGCGTAGCCACTGCTATTCCGCTAGAAAGATTTATGAGTCCTCCAACATCTAAATTAATGTTGCCACCAGCATAATGATTGGTTGTGCCTCCAACTGTGATTGTTTGTGCACCGCCCACTTCCACAGTTTGTGCTCCAGTAGCCAACAAGTTGTGTGTTGTGGACTCCTGATTGACTGTGGCACTTTTTAAATTTATATCTCTGCCTGCTTCTAGATTGAAATCTCTATCTGTTTTAAAATTAAAATCTCCTTTGCTGTGAACACTAACACTGTCTTCTGCGTAAAAATCTATTTTGCCGTTGGCAGTCATTTCTATCCATGCTGTACCATTTGCGTTGGCAATGTACACAAGGTCTTCTGAATTGTGTAAAAGTATTTGGTGTCCTGTACGTGTTCTTATTCTAAACAATTCATTGTGCGGAGTGTTCTTTTCTCCTTCAATAACATCTTCGCTGGTTTCAATATCCACATATTCCATTGGACCATCTTTTGCTTTTGCTTTTCTAATAAACTTGTCATCGCCATCATCCATTACAAATGAAGTACCACCTGTTCTAGCAGATGCTACAGGTTGATTTTGTGTAAAAACTTTGTCAATAGGTCCTGGTGTGTTTATTCCAAACACACTTGAAGGCACTTCACGTCTAGCACTAGACGTTGTAAGTCCTCTTGTTTCATCTGCTATCAAGCCTTGATTATCCAACACTGCTTTGAACAATCTATTGATAGGTTTTTTGATCTGTAAAGGCTTGTCCGCAGGACGGTCAGCAAATTTTAATTTGTTGTGTTCGCCCACAGGCATTTTTTTGCCTCTAATATCTGCGTCAGCAGGATCTTCTTGGTGTTCAGAATCTGTTGTGTCTGTGTTTGTCATGGCAGGTGTTGAGCCTGGAATCATCACGTTCATTAATTCTTGTGGAATACAACCAATCCAATATGCTCTATTGATATTGCCTTCTATAAACATAACCATCACAGTGTTGCCAACATCAGGCGGAACAAACCACATACCGTAACTTTGTTGACTGTCTCTATGATCTTTGTTTTTAGTCAATCCTGCCACATTGGTTGTGCCGTAAAATGGACTGAGATATTTTGCTGTGATGAATTGTCCAGTTGTTGCGGCATTGCCTGATTCCAATGTTTTTACTAATTCAACTTCAATGGCTCCACTGTATTTGGGATCCAAAACATTTCTCACAATGGCTTCAAAAGGTCCTGCATTTAATTTAGGATCTATTTTATGCGATTTTCTTGTGTTTTGATTTGTTGCCATTAGTTCTTACTATTGTCCTTTACAATTTTTTTCTTGTTGCCTGAGCCTTCTGTAGCATCCAATGTCATGTTGGACTGTCTGTTTATTCTCAATGTTTGCTCAAAAATGTTTTGTCTAAAACTGCTTGTGATTGTTTGTACTTGAAATATCCCGCTGAATTCACCCAATCTAATTGTTTCTCCTGCTCCGTTTTGATACGCTCCACCTTGAGGGAACATCAAATTATCTGTACCAGGTTGATAGTCTATTGGTGTTTGAAAATTCATTTCTATAAAACAAGCAGTATCTTGATAGTTAATTTCTCCTCTGCCGTTACCGTTGTTTTTATCACTGGCAGATGTTGTGATGTAAGGTCTAGGATCCACAAAAAATCTTGTAGGTTCATCTGAATTCATCATTCCACTTGCTGGTAAGAAATAAGGATCGCCAATTATCGATAAATCCATCTGAATCAAATCTGTTGTTCCACCATTGATAATTCTATCATTCATTGTTCTAGCAATTTTTAATTCTGCACTTTCATTTTCTGTACCTTCACTGGATGTCTTTTGGTCTTGAGCCTTTATGATTTTAGATGCTAGATGACCTGGTTTATTATTTTCAGAATCTGTAATGGTGTATATTGGTCCACTTGTTGCTACTGCTGATTTTTCTATGCTCTTGTTACCTCCAGCAGATGATGTGGCTGAACTTTTTTTCAAATTAGCAGGAGCACTATTGAAAAACGCAAAATTATAAGTGAGATCAAAATCTAATACATCTTTGTTCAACCCAGTGTACAGATAATTGTAACCTTTTACAATGTTTTGTCTAATCACTGTATAACCTGATGGCATTGATGTATCATCGTCAAATATAGTGTCAGGCACTTGATAAGGCACAATGCTGAACACATTCAATCTAGGATGATTATTTGCTTTGGCTTTGAAAAAGGAATCCTGCAGTTGAAAACATTTGGTTCTTATTCTAAACCAAGGATGTTTGCCTGGCTCTTTGTTTTTCATTTCTTCAGGATTTTTTGTTAGATTTTTAGCATATTCGCTCAACAGTATCACAGTTTCAATAATATCTGTAATACGTGTACCTTTTTTAAAACTTAAAGTCATTTGTTTTAAATCTAAAGTAATACCATCTCTCGTGAAAGTTTTTTTACGTTTATCGTATTTTTCTTCAAAGTCAGGAAATCTTTTACCCATTATAGCCATGTTGTTTTCATTGATAGCCATTTTTGATGCTCCAATGTCATTTCCTAAAAAAGTAGCATTAGGCCCTTCACCTGAAGTTTGATCCACTCTTATTCCTTCTCCACTTGTACCAGTGTATTCATTAGTCACTGTTACATTTTTTCCCAGCAGTGTTTCAACAATTCTATCTCTTTTTACAGTGTTAAAGAAATAGTCACCCTGTTCACCAGTGCCATATTGGTCAGCCGTTGTTGCTCTATCTTGTAAAACTAATTTTCGCTCTGCTTCTGTGTATTCAATTTCAGAGTTTTTAGGAAAATATATCACATAATCATCTGAAGGTACTGTGGCAAGTTGTTCTTTCTTCTTGGCTTTTTTGTCTAGTTCTGCTCCTTTAAAATTTAATTGTCCCATCAAACTGTCATCGCCCACCTGCATCATTTCGTAAACAGTTTTTCCTGCCAGAGTGATATCAGTGTTTATACTGTTATTAACATCCATGGTTGGAGTTTCTACCCAAGGTGCGCCAACACAATCATACACAGCACCTGCCTGGCTTGCTCTTATAGCCGCTTTTGTCATTTGAATAGGCATTACTTTACGAAGATTGTTATTTCTAAAAATTTTGCCGTTTACATCAGTGCCAACGAAATCTATTATTAAGGCATAAGGTGCATTTGTAAATTCAACATTGCCATCGTCTGATGCTTTGGCGGCTTGTATCGCCATAGTCTGTAAAAATAAACCAATACTGTAAGGTTCCGTTACAGTGAAAGAAATTTCTGATCTTTGTACGTGTTTAGTTTTTGGATTGGGTGTAATGAAAGATTTTACCTCCACATTGTCTATAAAGTATTCAAGATTGACTCCTGCTTGTTTGTAGAAAGTGACTTCTTCTATTTTTCCTTTTCCGCTGGAATGTGCGATAGGATGCAGAGGCATTCTGTTATAAAGTATGTTAGGAAAATTTACTTCTTCCAGTGTCAATGCCGCTAGTGTGAACACAGCATTGTATGATTCATAGTCATGCAGAGGATTAGGTATAAATTCTCTAATAAATTCTTTAACTAGTATATTGGATTTTTTCTTTTCTTTAGGAAGATCAACGCCTTGTGCTTTGAGTAACGCCTTTTGTTTATTGGCTTCTTTGATTTCTTTTCTGCTAGAAAATCTTGTTCCATTTGTTACTACAGATGATTTATTAAGAGCAACTTCATCTACAACATTTATTCTACTGTTTTTTATATTATTCTTTAAATTTGTTCGGCCCATATTACACTCCTAGTGTATCTCTAAGAGCAGGTCCTTGTGGAATAAAAATTTCTAAGCCAGGAATAAGATCATACACTGGATCTGAAATTTTATCCATGTTGCGTTGAGCAAACACCCACCATAGTTTTTCGTTGCCGTAAAGATCATAAGCCAACAAGTCTGGTCTATGATTGTATTGTGGTTCCACAGTGTACAACACATCATCTGGTTGTGCAGGAATTGGACGTATAGTTAATGTATCAAGATATTGATCATCAACAATCTGCGTAGACGCATATGGACTTGAATTAGTAAAATATCCCATTAAATAAATCCACTTCCTTTTGTGCCACCATTTTTAACAAAATCAGCAAGATCAAATTGTGATTGTCTTGTTCTGCTGTATTGTGGTACGACACCAATGGTTAATAAACTTTCTGTAGGTGCCCAAGCATAAGTGCCACCTTTGGATGTTACTGATGATTGTCCATCTGCTGTTCCAGATTCTTCTGCTGTTAATCTTGTGCTGATGTAGTCAACATCTTCTTTTAAGTCAAATGTAAAGTTTTGTATAATAACAGGAACATCTTTGAATGTGTAATCACCATATCCATTTAAACGTACAACTGGTGGTGGAGCACCTTTATTAGGTGATAGTCCATAACTCATTTTTGTCATTGATCTTAGATAATGAACAGCGGCTACCCAGTATCTTGCTTCTATTTCATTTTGTACATAGAAGTGTGCT